TATCTCCCCCAATGCACCGAGATAAAAGTTGGTTCGACTCCAACCGCCCACACAAGAAAAAATAAAACAAAGGAGGTTGATTTCATGCTGTATTCAGAGGCTATCGAACTGCTGGAAGATATGGCAGATGATCGCTTTACGCCCATTACCGAGGCAGAAAGAGAAAAAGTGCGCACGGCAATCCGGCTGGTAGCAAAAATGGCAACGGTTAGAGCCTGCCCGAAGCGCGCACTTCATGCCGCAATTCGCTGGATCGTAGAGAGCTGGGAGGCGAAAGAGGCATGACGGAGATTGAAAAGCTCGACGCAATGCTGACGGAGTTGCACGTCAACCATGATTTGCACCGCCGCTTCCCGGAGATGGACAAGGACTTTTCGGACAAGGACTGGGGCTGGCAGGTCACGGTGAACGACAAGAACTTTGGCGGCGACTGGGATGCCATCTGCGGTTACGGTTCTTATGGATTCAAACAGGGTTTGCTTGAAGTAATGGGCAACATCCGGGACGACAACGGCGTTGAGGGCTGGTTGACCGCAGAGCAGGTCGTGGAAATGGCAAGAAAGGCAGGTCAACAGACGTGATCCACCTTGGCGATATTACAAAGATTCACGGCGACCAGATAGAGCCTGTGGATTGTATCACGTTCGGCAGTCCGTGCCAGGATTTGTCCATTGCGGGACGCAGGGCGGGACTTGCCGGAGGACGGTCTGGTCTTTTTGTTGAAGCCGTGCGAATCATCAAGGAAATGAGGAAAGCGACAAATGGAATGTACCCAACTTTCGCTATTTGGGAAAATGTACCAGGAGCGTTCAGCTCCAACGGCGGAGAGGACTTCCGTGTCGTGCTGGAAGAACTTGCCCGCGTGGAACAGCCAGACGCTATTGTTCCTAGACCTCCGAGGGGGGGGCAGATGGAGCAAAGCCGGAGCAATGGCCGGAGCCGGATGGAGCCTTGCTTGGCGACAGCTCGACGCTCAACATTGGGGAGTCCCCCAGCGTCGAAAGCGAATCGCTCTTGTCGCAGATTTTGGAGGCCAACGCGCCTCTGAAATATTATTTGAGCGAACGAGCCTGTCAAGGCATCCTGACGAGGGCATCCAGACGTGGAAAAGCGTTGCCGGACTTGCTAAAAACTGCGCTGCTGGAAATGATCGAGTGGTGGCAGAGGGGGGGCGGAACGCAGCCTACACCCTGAAAATACGTTCGGGTTGCGCCGGAGGCGGTAAGGGCGCACTGGTACAAACGGAGAAAACCGGGACGCTATCGACGCTCCAAGACCAGACGCTCTTCCAACCGGTCTATTGTCTAGCGGGGAATATAATTGATCGTTCTGAAACAGCTGGCGCAAACGGATTAGGCGTAAAGGAAGATAAAAGCTACACATTGAACACAGTTGACCGCCCAGCGGTAGCGTACAAAGTTCCAGTCTTAAACGACCAGGGCGGCGGCAAGATGGATGTGTCGTATGACGTGGTGGGGACGCTGAGAGCAAACGCAAAGGGACACGACCCGATTGTGATTGACGCACTACCGTTTGACACTACACAACTAACCAGCCCGCAGAACGGAAGTAACCCGCACTGGGGCGACCCGTGCCATCCTTTGGCTGCAAGCGCGCATACGCCATCCGCAGTTGTGAAAGTGTTTGATGCACGAGGAAATGGCGACGGTCAGATAGTGCCGACCATTACGGGCGACCACGAAAGCAGAATCACGGACTACACCGCTATTGCAGTTGACTTGTACAATGGAGCCGTGACGGGAGATACGGCCACATCTATCACCTGCCGGAGCATAGCATCACATTCCGGGCCACAGGTCATGGAAAGCTATGGAATCGGGAACGGACAGGCTCATGCGTCGGTCACAAAAGAAAAGTCTGGCACACTGGACACGATGCACGATGCGCAGGCGGTTGCAATAGAACACATGGAACTGCCGAAGAAGATTGCCTGGATCGTGCGCCGCCTCACACCGACAGAGTGCGAACGTCTGCAAGGCTACCCGGACGGATGGACGGACATTGGAGAATGGACGGACACCAAAGGGAAAAAGCACAAGGCGGCAGACAGTCCGCGGTATAAGGCGCTGGGAAATAGCATTGCTCTTCCGCAATGGTTCTGGATCGTCCAGAAAATGAAACCGTACATGGGTGACGGCGCAAAGTTGGGAAGTCTGTTTGATGGCATCGGCGGGTTTCCGCTGGTGTGGGAAACAGCATACGGAGCCGGGACGGCGGCGTGGGCCTCTGAAATTGAAGAGTTTCCAATCGCCGTAACAAAGAAATGGTTCGGAGAAAAGGAAGTGAAATCATGAGAAAGCCTATGCTGCCGACAATTTCTTTTGCCTTGAGCTGTACGGCTCTCGGCCTTGCAATTTTTAATGGTGCAGTTTTGCACACCAGGATTCAGCAGGTAACACAGGAGCGCGACATCTACGCCAGCAGGTTTCAGAACTGGTCTGACCGCGCGATCCGGGACGAAGAAACCATTTCCGCCTTGCAGGATCGGCTTGATTCGATGGCAGACGGCAAGGTTTATCTGGAAGAAGCCGGGACGTTTATGTGTACGGCGTACTGCACGGAGCAGTATCAACACATTTGCGGGGAGGGTCACGGAATCACTGCAAGCGGTCAGCCGATCCAGGCGGACGTGACGGTGGCGGCAGACCAAACACTTCTCCCCTATGGAACGGTTTTGTACATAGAGGGCGTGGGCATCCGTATTGTGCAAGACAAGGGCGCAGGCGTGCAGGGCTATCACCTGGACGTTGCGGTTGATACTCACGAAAATGCGCTGGCATGGAGCGGGTACGGTGAACATCGGGTGTGGATCATCCGGGAAGCGGAATGAAAGGAGCGACAATGCAGAAAGTAATTGCGATTGATTTTGACGGGACGCTTTGTGAAAACAAATACCCAGAAATCGGTCTGCCGCGCTGGGGCGTTATCTTCAAGGCTCTGTCCGAGCAGGAAAACGGTGCGGCCCTGATCCTGTGGACGTGCAGGACTGGAAAGGAACTGAACGATGCTGTGGATGCCTGCGCAAAATGGGGTCTGACGTTCGACGCGGTGAACAAAAACCTGCCGTCGTGGGTTGACACCTGGAACAATGATCCACGCAAGGTTGGAGCCACAGAATACTGGGACGACCGCGCAAAGAGCACAACCGATGCAAAGGACTTTGGCAAACTCGAAAGCAAGGTCAATGGGTACGAAATCGAAACGCGCCCAATCGGAAGCAGCCCATGTAGCTTTGAAACGCGGGTGACACACGAGGACTTCAACAATGGAATGCCTGTGACCGTAAACCACTACAAGAATCTGCACGATGCCGCCAAGGGGCAATTCAACTGGATGAAGAAAGCAGAGGGCGGATTCAATAAGCTGTATGACATCTATGACAACAAGATATATCCAAAAGAAAAACGGTTTCCAGTTAGCTTTGAAGAAAATGCGCCAGTGAAAATTGCGCTAAAATACAGGTGCGTTTACTGCACAACGGAGATAAGCCACAATCAGCGAGGTGGCATCCCGAATGAAAAGCTACCCAAAAAGTGTCCATTCTGTGGAGAAACGATGCTGCTGGAAGATTACCGGGTGGATGTAGAGAAACGCCCGCAGGGAATAAAGCCGATACTGGGAGAGGTGCTGTTTCCTCCGTACATCCAAGATTATTCATACGATTTGTAAGGAGAACAGAAGATGATCTTGCCGGATAAAAAGTATTCCGTGATATACGCTGACCCACCGTGGAGCTACCGCCAGTGCGGAACAGGGCCGAAAAGCCGGGGCAATGCAGCACAGCATTACCACACCATGACGACGGACGACATCTGGCCGCGGCCTGCCCACGGCCGAGGGGGGGGGGGGTACGGCGTGCTTCATGTGGGCCACATTCCCACAAATTGCCGACGCTCTGCGAGTTATGGAGGCGTGGGGGTTTGAGTACAAGACCTGCGCCTTTGTCTGGATCAAGAAAAATCGCAAGAGCAACACGAATTTTTGGGGCATGGGAGCGTACACAAGGGCAAACGCAGAAATTTGCCTACTGGGCGTGACACCCGGATTCAAGGCAGCAGCCCAGATCAAAAACCATGCCGTACATCAAGTGATAGAGTCACCAATTCAAGCACACAGCGCAAAGCCGGATGAAACCCGGCGGCGTATCGTGGAACTGATGGGTGACGTGCCACGGATAGAACTTTTCGCCCGTAACCGCTGCCCCGGATGGGACGCATGGGGCGACGAGATAGGAAGAATCGAATGAAAGAAGGCATAGAACGTAAAGCCTGTCCTGTCTGCGGCGGGCAAATTATCGTATCGGAACACTGGGCGTTCTCTTATGACCGGGTGCTTGGTAAAAGAGGAAAACTCCTGAAGAAAAGGACGAAAGACGTAGGTGGACCGATTGACTGCATGACGGCGTTCTGTCCGTCTTGCAGAGAAGCATGGAACGCAGACGAGTTCGAGATAGACGAGGAAGGACATTTTGTGGACTTCAAACCTGGAAAGGACGAATGACATGAAATGTGATGAATGGTGGCCGTACCTGCCACGATCAGATTCAACCGAACTTCCGCCCGTACATAAACGAATGAGCGAAAGCGAGGAAATATGATTTTCTTCATCATCGGCGTGGTCGCCGCACTGTTTGCGCTGGCAGTGCTGCTCCTGGCAAAAGAGTACAAGAACAGCGCAATTATCCCGGCGGTGGTCGCTGTGGTTATGATCGGCATTTCCTGCGTGTCCTACGTCCCTACTGGCTATACGGGCATCGTTACGACATTTGGCAAAGTCGAGGACGGCACAAAGGACGCAGGTATTGTGTTCAAACAGCCCTGGCAGTCCATCGTGAAGATGGACAACCGGGTGCAGGAAATGAGCATGGATTTATCTGCGTTCTCTTCTGACATTCAGGAAGTCTCAACAAGCGTATCCGTTGGCTACCGTATCAACCAGGCCAACGCCATGACGATTTATAAGTCCGTTGGCAAGAAGTACGAGGACACGCTGATTACTCCCCGCGTGCTGGAAACGGTGAAAGCGGTGGTGGCGCACTACGATGCAAGCAGCCTCATTTCAAACCGGGATGCGGTAGCGGCGCAGATGGATGCAAAACTCCGCGAGGTGCTGACAGAGTACAACATCGACTTGCAGTACATTTCCGTGACGAATTTTGACTTCACCGACACATTCACCGATGCGGTGGAGGCAAAGGTAAAAGCCCAGCAGGAAAAGGAAAAGGCAGAAACGGACGCAGAGAAACGCCGCGTTGAGGCTCAGGCCACGGCGGACGCTGATCTGATTGCCGCAAATGCCGAGGCCGAAAAATCCAAGGTGGCAGCAGACGCGGAGTTGTATGTAGCCGAGAAAAAGGCTGATGCAAACCGTGCGCTGAATGACAGCTTGAACAGCAACCTGCTGGAATACTACAAGATCACCAACGTGGACTCCCTGTGGAACGGCGAACTGCCTACCTACGTTGGCGACGGCAACAGCATCCCCATTATCAACGGCATCAACTGAGTTTTTAAGGAGCCGCCCACGCGGCGGCTCCTTTTTTATGAGCAAGGGACAGGCCCACCGCCCGGTTCGATTCCGGGATTGCCCGCAGAGAAAAATAAAACGAAAGGAGAAAACAATGGAAAGATATAGCATAGCCCTGCACGGAATCGACAGCTACACGAAGCAACCAATGTATCTGCCGTACAAACTCGATGCGGCAAGTGTAAAGGCCGCACTCCATGAAGCAAGGATGTGCGCAATGACGTTTTATCCGAGATTCAGAGAGACCGAAAAGCCGGACGTGGAGGTAATCAGAAAATGAGACTTGCAGCTATCGCAAAGAACATCAAGGCAAGCGGGGTGTGCGGCGTTCACTACGTCGGCCCGCTGCGTGAAGTATGGATTATGACGGCACACGGAATCTACCGCCTGAACGGCTACCCGAAGCCCATTGACCGGGACGAAACAGCTATGATGTTTGGCATCGGCCCTAAGACGATGGAGAATATCGCCTACAACGACTTCACCGACGAGGATGCGACATGGCTTGAGGGATACAACCTGACCGACAGTGTGGAGGGAGAAATCCGGCTGGTGACGATGGACATTGACGTGTCGATTCACGGCCAGGAACTCCGCCTGCTGACGGACGAGCAAAAGAACGTGATCGCCATTGCAACCGCCGACGATCTGGCCCCATTGCAGGGTGAATTTGCAAATTCTGCGTACATGGCGTTCTATCTGCGGACATCCAGCCAGGGTGAAAAGTACATCGTAGTAAAGGACGGATTTTCTGTCCGGGCAGCGATCATGCAGCCGGATGTGAAAGAGGCCCTGCGGGATTCGCTTCTGGAAGCGTTGACGCTCCTGCGCGTGGAGGGATTAAAGGACGGCACGGTGGACATAACGCGCCAGTGCTGGCCGACAGGAGGCAACGAGGAAACCGAGGCAGATGATGAAGAGACTTGACGCTATATACAAGTGCCGCCTGTGCGGCAAAGAGTATGTGGAATGCTCAACCAGCGGAGAAAAGAGCAACCAGCGGTTTGTAATGGACATGATGTACAGGGCCGTAAGTCAGAAAAAGCCGGAAGAGGTCATGGAACCGACGCTGTATGAGTGCCATTCCTGCGGCGGTGGAAGCTATGGTGTGGCTGATTTTCTGGGATTCAAGGTCAAAGACGAGGGGGGGGCAACGGAATGAATATATACGTTGTGCCGGAAATTGACATTGAACGGTTCAAAGAAACAGGGGTCTTTGCTGTACGGCTTCTCAATAACGAGGCTATGACCCACGATGGGATTTACCTGGAATCGGATAGGGCAAAAGAGTTCGCAGAGTTTTTCAAAGATAACATTTTCCCGGCAGAAAAATTCGAGGAACTGGTCGAGTGGGGAATAAAGGCGGACGCAGAAAGCGCAAGTCTGGTGCGGGCGATTATTCACAGCAGGGTTTGGGAGTACGAACAGAAGCGCGCAATGACTATGGATCAGGTGCTTGTGCAGTTCTGCATACGGGAATACCCAAGCATTCAAATGCAACAAAAACAAGTAACACTGACGTACAATGCGCCGTATCTGATGAAAGACAACAATCCAAGTTGGAACGGTCAAGCATTGCAAATGGAGCGGATCAGACAGAGCCAAAAGGCAACAACTGAGGCCGTGAATGCTATGCTCTGGGAAAAACTCAAGGCGCAGGAAAGCATTTGCGCCTGCCAGGAAAGAGAAATTTATCTACTGAAAAGAAAAGTTCAGAACGAACAGGAAAAAGCCGAAACCAGCAAAGCCATTGCAGATCAGCAGATTGCGGTTTTGACACAGCAGCTTGAGAAAAAGAAAAAGCAAAAGCACCGCACATTGGGCGACCGGGTGCTTCAAATGATCGGATTCTGGGTCGGAATCATCTACTGGCTGGAAAACATGGACAGATAAACGGAGGAAGAAAGATGGATGTAATCAAAAGTGACGTTCGAAAGCTGGTAAACAAGGAACTGAACGCCGCAAACAAGCGCTTCCGGCCTTTTGCAAGCCCGCACGAGGGCCAGAACATCGTCCGTGAAGAACTGGAAGAGGTGGAGCAGGCCCTTGTACCGCTGAAACTCCACATTGAAACCAGAATGTGGAACGCCGTCAAGGCAAATAAAACCATTCCGCAGGAAGAACTTCACGAAATCCGAGAGATGGCTATTCATCTGGCGGTGGAAGCAATTCAGGTGGCTGCTATGGTGAAAAAGTTTGAACATGGACAGCACCGCGGCTGGCCCGGCGGAAAGGAGAATCGGCATGGCACAGAAAAGAAAGTCACCCCCGGCGGATGTGGAAACCGTAACCATAACCATGAGCAGGAAAACGGCGGAAGCAGTAAAGCAAGCGTGTGAAGAATATCTCCGCCTGCGGATGGGACAGTTCGAGGACTTCACGAATGAGGTCTGCTGCTGGGACTATGTGGAGCAGATGGAGAAAGAGTGTCACACTACCGAGGAACGGAAGAAATTCCACCGGGATCACGAGCAGAATTTTTACAAGTGTATGCGGCTCCGCGACCGTATGCGGGCGGGGCTGCGCGCGCTCTGGGCGCAGAATGTGCCGACAGCTTCTATCCAGTTCACATTGAGGGAAGCGTACCGAGCAGAATCCGTATGGCTGGCGATCCGTTATGCCCTGGCGTGGCACGACTTCCCGGAGGGCGGGATGTGGAACGACTTCTTTTCCCCGCTCAACCGTTCAGATCAGCCGATGCCGAAAGTGGAACTGAAAGAAAAGGATGGTACGGAATGACGATAACGATATACCCGGACGGTCACTCAATCCAGCAGGGAACGCCGGAAGAACTGGCGCGGCTTGTGTTCGAGATGCAGGCACTTCAAACCTTACAGAGTTTTAGAAATATGGTTGAGGCCATCCAGGCGGAAATGGAAAAGCAGCAGAAACAAAAGGACGTTGTGGTTACAGTCCCGGAAGTACCGAAGAAACGACCGCCCAAGAGAAAGGCAAAAACCGATGGTAAAACCTGAACCGTGGGAAAATCCGATGCTGGATACTATGTGGCACTTCATGGAAATGGGCGGCCTAAAGGCAAACTATCCGGCACTGAAAGAAGCCTGTATGGAAATGCGACAGATGATTATGCAGAAAACGGCAGGTCAGCGCAAAGACCGCACGAAAGACATCCCGTGGGAAAACTGGGAGCGCGTCAAGGTGACGATAATCTGCGAGGCAATGGCGCTGGTGCTGTCGGGAGAGTATGAACCAAAGGAGGAAGGTAAGAGTGAAAGAAAAACGGCTGGTTGACGCAAACCACTTTGAGCAGGTGCTCAAAAACATAGCGTGTGCCTTGAAAGGCGAACTGACGTATGGAAAAATCAAGATCGACGTGGTGAAGTTGATTATGGGAAGCCTGAAAGCTGAACCGACAATAACTGCGGAGAGCTTGCAACCGCTGACGTACAACGAAAATATGGACTACCTGGATTGCGACGAATTTATCTGCCACAAGTGCGGAATCCATATTGAGGACTGGAAGCGAATCAAGATTGACCCGGATGACGGGGAGAAAGAACTTTGCGAGTACACGTTTAAGCACTGCCCGGAATGCGGCGCAAAAATCATCATACACAAAAGCTGCGAGTTTTGCAGGTGGCATTTGCGAGATACGACGTGCTTCAACGACCTGGAAAAAAGACCCAGAACGACCCCGGAAGATTCTTGCTGGAACTGGGAGGAGCGAGAGTGAACGAGAATAAACAGCACTGTGATTTTTGCGAGTTTCTGTCCTGCATGAAAAAGGTGGACAAGAGTGAAATAAACTGGCGGCAGGGAGAAAAGCCAATGTATGCCGCTGCCCTAATTCATGGTTACCAAAGACGGGGAAAGAACATCGGCACAATGACGCATGGAACATTCGACCTGAACTTCTGCCCGGTATGCGGAACAAAATTGGAGGAAGAGTAAATGGAACACAGCGAAGAAAATTGCTCCACCTGCGCATGGCATGACAGTTTCTCGTGGGTATGCTTCAACGGCTTATCTGAACACCGGGCGGATTTTACCGACCCGGAGAACACCTGCTTGGAATGGAAAGAAAGGAAAGATGAAAATGACTAGGGATGGGGTCGAGTATACCTGCGACAAATGCGGCAAGACCATGTTTGCGCCGACGGATATGTGCAGCACCATGAACAGTGTCCGCGAACGTATGACGAGGGACTGGGAAGAAGTGACAGACGACCATGGCCGCAAGCGCGACCTTTGCCCGGAGT